TCCTGTGTCACCCCCATCATAAGCACTCTGTTTAGTTCTTGCGATCCGCCCTCGTCAGGTTGGGATAGAGTGCTTATGGTGGAGGTGGGCGGTACTGCCCCGCCGTCTACTCCGTCGTCAACGTGCTTCAACGTTACCCTTTATTTATAACACCTTTAAATGGTGATGTCAAGTTCTTTTTTAGTTTTTTGTTTGGATTTTGGTTGCCTAATTGGTTCGAGCCAACTATCAGCAATATATGCTTGTGGACTTGGGCCAAGCAATGTGTTAAGATCTTCTGCTTGAATCCACCAGTGGTGATCATGTACAATACATTGGCAGTTCATTCCTCTAAATTGGAACTGTTCACCAACGTTGTATTTTCCTATGTACTCTTTAACCTTAACAATTCTTCCTACATTTTCGGGTCGAACAGAAAAGATAATACGGGCGATATCGCCTTGTTCACACTTCATAAAAATACTTAGTTAGGAGATTATTTCTTTTGAATATTTCCGGCTACTTTTTTGCCGCGGAAGTCTTGTTCGTCGTAGGAAAGTTCCATACCTTCTACGATATGGTCTTCTTGAATACCTGCTTTTTTAAGTTCAGATATATGTACAAAAATGTCGCTGGACCCAGGAGTGTCCGGAGTTATAAATCCGAAACCTTTAACTGGATTGTACCATTTTAATTTACCGTATTGCATACTTTTAAGTTACCCTCTGTAATATTATTTAGTTAATATTGGGTATATTTATATGAGAACAGCACAAGTCAAATTAATAACTTGTGCTGTTTTCAAATGAGATTATAGAGAGTTTTTCTTCTCTTGGATTTCCGCTCTTCTTGATTTTGCAAGTTTACCAATGTTTCCTAAGGCTTTTCTTGCTCTTGCCGCGGCCGCTTTCACATTTTTTGTATCAAATGCTTCTGCTTCTTTCAAGTAATTTTCATACTCAGCAACGATTTGCTCATGAATTGTTGACATATCTTTCTCCTGTAATGTGTTTATAAACAGTGCTCCAGAATTTAGCAGTTGGAATATCATGTGTATATTGATCTTTGTTATACTCATGCTCGATGATAATAGGTTTCAATCCTAAGTCTTTCCCTAACTTAGCATTTTCAACTTTATCTTCGATCCACCAGGCCCCTGAACCTTCGTACTTTTCAAGTGCTTCTCGTTTGTCTGCACCAGTTGGTAGAAAGGTAATGTCGGATATAGTGCCTTCCCCGAAGTTATCGGCAAGATTCATCTTGCGTAACTCTTGTGCTGGCCTATCCGTGTGCATAGAAGTAATAGCCTTAAACTCATAGCCTTGCTGTTTAAGTTCTTTTACAACATCTACTGCATCTCTAAGAGGATCTAAAAAACACATCCATGCTGAACGATTAAAATATTCAATCATAAAGCGTCCTTTTTCCTCGTCGATTTCTTTTTTATCTTTTGTCTCCATCCATTCCCATACATGGTATTTAGAATTATCTTTTTCAACAATTCCTTCAATAGCCATAAACTGCAAGAATCCGTTCTTCCAGTCTAAGAGAACTCCGTCGACATCAACTAAAATTAGTTTATTACTCATTATGTTTTGATTCCTGTTGTTGCTTCAATGTATCTCTTTGCATGGTCTTCAAGTGTTTTAGTAATGACCATAACATTTGATTTCGGAATAGAAACATCATTATTTGGATCACTGGTTATCATCCATTGTCCTAATACTAAACCGTTTGGTCCTTGCATTAATGTTAATGGCTTATGTACTACCCAAGCGTCGGCTTGTTCATCAGTAACACGAGCAACAATTTCCTCACCCGAGGTAAGTTTCATTGATACTGTGTCTCCTGATTTTGCAGGTGTATTAACTAACATTATTGGCTCAGTCCTTCCATTCCGGTTTGTTCTACATACTTGGCTAATTCGTTGTAGCCTCCTATATACTTACCGTGCAGGATTATTTGTGGGACTGATCTTGGTTGTGGTAAACCATTTGCTTCAAATTCTTCTGTAAGTTGTTGTACCGAAATGTCTGAACCAACCTGAATTGATTCATATTCGATGTTTAGTGTTTTCAATAAGTGTTTTGCTTTGTCACAAAACGAACACATTGGTTTAGAGTAAACTACTGTTCTGCTCATAATTTAAATCCTTTAAAAGTATCTTTTTCTACATCTTGTTTGACACCGCCGATAATGTAAGACTCAACTTCAGTCTCTTGCGGTGCAACCTGCAAGCCTGCTGAACTTAACCAATGCTGTGTCCAAGGTAGTGGGTTAGTATTAATCGGACGATCATAAATCGTCTTTAATCCAAGTGCCTTCAATCTCTTGTTGGCGATGAATTCTACATATGCGTGTAAAAGGTTTTCGTTAAGTCCAATGATTGATCCATCCTTAAAGAGATAGTCTGCCCAACGTTTTTCTTCGTCTACACAATTACGCCACATATCATAAACTTCTTCTTCACACTCTTTTGCAATCTTAACAAAGTCTGGATCATCATCACCTTTGGCCCAGTGCTTCAAAATGTGTGTTGACAAGTTTAAGTGTGTTGCTTCGTCACGAGCAATCAGTGAAATAATCTTTGCTGAACCTTCCATAAGTTTAAGTTCACCAAATGCAAATGTACAAGCAAATGATACATAGAAACGTAAACCTTCAAGAATGTTCACAGTCATCATTGCTTTGTACAATGACTTCTTAACTTCATATATATTGCCTTTACCTTTATTAAAATAATCGTTAGCAATATTATAAAATTTATCGTATTCTTTTGTTACACTTTCAGCACGTTCAATAATCTTTTCATCATCAAGGATAGTATCAAATACTTCACTTGGATTAGGATAAACATTTTTAACAATGTGTGTATAAGAACGACTATGAATAGTTTCAAAGAAGTCCCAAGCAACAATACAACTTTCAAGTTCCGGCAAAGAACAATATGGTAAGAAAGCCATACAAGGTCCACGACCTTGTACACTGTCTAAAAGCGTTTGATATTTTAAATTAGACGTAAAAATGTGTTTTTGTTCAGGACGAAACTCAGCATAGTCACCTCGATCCTTTTGAAGACTTACTTCTTCTGGTCTCCAGAAGTAACCCAACATAGTTTGGTTTAGTTTATCATACTCTGGGTATCTAAAAGTATCGTATCGTTGAGTGTTTTGATCTTCGCCAAAAAACATATACTGTTTTGTGAAGTCAACCTTGTTCCTGTTAAAAACCGTTTTTGCCATTTTAATATTGTTCCTCTAATTGTGTATACTATAATACACTATGTTTACTACTGTGTCAATGATTAAATTGCACAACTATCACAAACTTCTTCTTCGTTTTGTTCTGCTGGGTGTTCTTGAACCAACGGAGTACTTATCTCTTCTTTTGGTTCTTCTACTTCATCAGCACCTTTAAAATCATAAGTATTTTGGTAATAAGAAGTTTTCCAACCGTATTTGTATGTATTCAATAAGTCTTTAAACATAACACTCATTGGAACTTCATTGTCTTCGTATTGTAATGGATTATACGACCAATTACCACTAATTGCTTGATCAAAGAACTTTTGCATTACAGCAACAATGTTAATATAACCTTCGTTACCTGGCATATCCCAAAGCAGTGTATAACTGTTCTTTAGAGTTTGATACTGCGGAACAATCTGCTTAAGAGGCCCTTTTTTGCTTTTCTTAACGGACAGGAATCCTCGTGGTGGCTCAATACCGTTTGTGGCATTTGACACAATGGAACTGCTCTCCGATGGCATTTGTGCGGACAACGTTGAGTGGCGTAGTCCGTGTTCCTTGATAGTGTTTCGAAGAGAATCCCAATCATATTTTAATTTAATGTTACATACTTCATCAAGATCTTTTTTGTATGTGTCAATTGGTAACACACCGTCTGCATATTTTGTTCTTTCGAAGTAATCGCATTTTCCTTTTTCTTTTGCAAGATTATTTGAAGCACTAAGCAAATAATATTGAAAGGCTTCTGTAAGTTCGTGAACTTTTGTTAGTGCTTTCTTGTCGTTGTATTTAACACCTTGTCTTGCCAAGTAATGTGCTAATCCGATATAGCCAATACCTAACGAACGTCTTGCCTTAGTAGAAACTTCTGCCGCTTTGACAGGATACTTTTGATAATCAATGATTTCATCTAATGCTCGTACTGCAAGATCACACAGTTCTTCTAAGTCATCAAGTTCTTTAAGAAGTCCTACATTAATTGCAGAAAGAATACATAAAGCAATCTCGCCTTCTTCGTCATCAATATGCTGTAATGGTTTTGTAGGCAATGTGATTTCTTGGCAAAGATTGCTCATGTAAACTGTGTCTTTGAACGAACTATGCGTGTTAGCATGGTCAACGTTCATAATGTACATACGTCCTGTTTCTGCACGTTCTTTCAATAATGCAGAAAATAATTCCATTGCTTTTACAGAACGCTTTCTAATTTTAGAATCTTTTTCATACTTTGTATAAAGTTTTTCAAACTTATCTTGATCACTAAAAAATGCTTCATACAAATCTGGTACATCATGTGGCGAGAAAAGAGTAATATTGCCGTCGGACAATAATCTTTCATACATTAATTTATTAAGTTGAATTGAATAATCTAATTTACGTACACGATTGTCTTCAGTACCTTTGTTATTTTTTAAAACAAGAACGTCTTCAATTTCAAAATGCCAAAGTGGGAAATGCACTGTAGCACTACCGCCACGCACACCGTTCTGTGTACAGCATCTCACTGTGCTTTCAAACTTTTTAAGGAACGGAATGATACCTGTGTGTGCTACTTCTCCGCCTCTGATCTTTGAGTTAATCGCTCTGATTCTACCAGAGTTAATTCCGATACCTGCTCTTTGGGCCGTGTAACGTCCAATAGCCATGTCACTACTAAAAATGGAATTGAGAGTATCATCGCTATCAACAAGAACACAAGAAGCAAACTGACGAATAGGAGTACGAACACCTGCCATAACAGGGGTGGGGATGTTAAGTTTAAAAAGTGAGGTCGCATCGTAGTATCTCCTTACGTAGTACATTCTATCTTCTTTGGGATAGTTTGCAAACAGTGTTGCCGCGATCATCATGTACATATGTTGAGGAGTTTCAAACAGTTGTCCTGTGCTTCTATCTTGGCAAAGGTACTTGTCAACAATTTGTCTTAGTCCTGCATAGGTAAAGTTTTCATCGCGGTTACGTTTAATATATTTGTCTAAACTGTCAAGTTCTTCTTCGGAATAGTTGTCAAGGATTTCAGGATCATATACACCTCGTTCGATATTAATCTTAATCATATCAATCAAGGACTTACCTTTAAATTCTCCATACACATCTTTGTATGTTGCATACAACAACAAACGTGCCGCTACATACTGATAGTTTGGATTTTCAAGTGTAATCAAATCGTTTGCTGACTTGATCATAATTTCTTGGATTTCTCTTGATGTCATTCCATCATAAAATTGAATATGAGAACTCATTTCAACCTGTGATGCACTTACTCCTGTAAGTCCTTCACAAGCAAATTCTACTACTTTATGGATTTTGTTGACATCTAATGGCTCGCTTGTGCCATCTCTTTTTACAATATTGATTCCTGTTCCGTTCGACATTCTGACTTCCTTTGTTTACAAAAAATATTTAGTGGATAGCAGGCATCTGGTAAATCTTTTGTGAGATCCAGTTACTTGGTACTGCACTCCTGTTCATATAACGACCTTCCTGCGGTTGTATTACTACATCATCAACCGCCAAAAGTAAAAAGGTTTCCTTTGTTTCGTTATTCGTACTAATATGTATCTCGAATTGGCTACAAGAAAACCTTTCAGTTAATTGTAAAGTATAACACAATCCGCAAATAATGCAAGTATCTGTATAGCCATTTTCTTTAATTAACTGCCAAGGATCTAACCAAGTTCTTTGATTCCACATATCTATGTTTTTATTATGTATTTGAGGAGCGTTGCTATAAACTGCTAAGGCTTCTGCATAAGGATCGTCGGAATTGTTTATGCGTTCTCGCACTTGACGCCACGATCTTAATCTATCTTCAAATACTTCTGAAAACATTAATCTTTAATTTACAATTTTTACTTTATATGAGAATGTTGCGTCTTCACTGGTTACTGTATTTTTCATTCTGATTCCAACAGTATCAAAAACAGTATCAGTATTTAGATCAAATAGTTGTGCTTTCAACTGCATTGTGTCTGAAAAACTAAGTTCGCCGTTGTAATCATATGAGTCAGTGTAAGTAACTGTACCTGTAGTTTTATTAACCAACACTTCAAGCACACCTTGACGCATTGCATCTACTTGATTACTTTTAAATACATATTCAATTTTGTAGGTTCTTGTTTGATCACCAGGAAGATTAAAAATAGTTTCAAAGGCACTTTGTTGGCCTGTGTTAAGTACATTAGTGTAAACGTATTCAGTGTGTAATGGACCTTCTATTTCTGAAACATATTCTGTTGAACTATTAAATGTTACATCTGTAGATAAATCTTTAGTTCTACTAAACCAATCATCAAGACTTACATTTTCAGTTGGAATTGATTTAATAATACTATATGCCGCCGCGGCACTTGTACCACCGTTATTACCTACACCAACAAATTTATTGTGTGAACTTTCGTTGTAATGTCCTGTTTCAAAAATAATAGCATTTTTATCAATGTTACTAAAAATGTTATATGAAAAAATATTTCGTTCAGGACCAGTTGCTTGACCTTGATCACCAATGTTTGTGTTTTCACCAAAGTGTACTGCATAACCTAATGTATCAAATATACTCTTTGACCAACTGTTTTCATAAATGTCATAGTCTGACTTGATTCCATAACTCCAACCCTGTACTTTAATGTTTTCAAACTTATTATTAAAACACCCTGTTACTGTACTTAGGTTAGACATTTGAATTGCAATGTTTCCTGGGTTAACTGTGTTGCCTGAAGTCCAAGTTGCCAACAGTTCTAAGTTGCTAAAGATACTGTCCTTACAAGTTACAAGATCCAACCCAACAAATCCATTTGAATAATGTGATAGTGTTAGTCCATCTAATGTAATATTTCTTGCTTGGTTAAGTGATGTGGATGATGAATCGTCTGCATATGATCCTGGAGAACTTGTACCGTTAACAGTTTTAAAAATTGGTTTATCAACAGTTTGATTGATAATAGTTTTGCCTGCGCCTGCTCCTAATATTGTAGCAAAAGGAGGCAAGTAAATTGTATCATTAATATTGTAAGTACCTGCTTCAAGATGCAATTTAACTCTACTTCCGCTTGTACCTTTTGTAGAAGTATTAATATAAAGTTGATCAATTGCTCTTTGTAGTATTAAAGTGTGATCTGATCCGTCACCTGTTCCACCAAATGAACGAATAGAAACAATATCATCTAATCTATCTTGCAGTGTACGTTTAACTGGACCACTTACTGTGGCACCTGTTTGGATAGTTGTTCCTGACTTATATGTATATTGGTCAGCAAGTGTAAACAAGTTATCGTTTTCTGTAAGGATTTTAGTATTACCAACTGCTGGTGCACCTTCTGAAACTGCTCCATTACCAATGAATAATTCCTGTGCATCAACTGCCCAACCAAGTTCACCGCCTGCGAGTTGCGGTATACCTGACCCTGTGTTTTTACGTCCTCTACGAACTTGGATACGTGATATTTGTACGACTGCCACTGTTTGCTCCTTATTACAAGTATTTATGCGAATTTGTCGTAATACATATATACTCTATCCCACCATTTCGATTCCCAGTGCTTAAATTGGTCGGGAGTAAGGTCAAACTGTTGATATTCACAGTTTCTACTACACATAAACACATGGCCTTCATTGATATTTGTACCATATAATTCGTTGTGTGCAAGGGCATAGGCTACAAGTTGGAGATAGTAATCTTCAACCCATTCTTCTTTTTTAGGTTTATTAGTTTGTTTAAAATCCATAATACAGGGTTGACCTTTATAAACACCTACAAGGTCTGTTGTTCCTGCATAAATCTTAGGATGAAATAGATTAACTTCACTACCCCAGATTTCATCTACATCTGCCATAGCATTTGATTTAATTTCTTCAGCCATTTTGTGTGCCTGTTGAGCAAACGGATTACTTCCAGGAGTAGGCCATTCGCCCGTATCAATATAATCTTCAAGATACTTGTGCATACGAGTTCCAACACCTGCGGCTTCGGTTACAATCTCTTGTGCTTTCTGCTCGCCCACACGTTTTTTCCAAGCAATAAGATGTGTTTTGTCTTTTGTTTTATCAAGGATTGTTGTTACACTTGCAACAGCATTGCCGTCAGGACAAGCGTAAAGCCTTTTACCGTCTACTTGTTGTCGTTTGATTTCTTCGTAAAGATAGCGTTTAGTGATTAATGACAAAATTATTTCCTCTTATATTCTATGTCGTAAACTACAGTACGTCTAATAGTATCTGTAGGATAAACTCCGTGCCATACTCTGCCATCAAGGCAGACTACTCCACCTTCTACACTTGCAAAGTGATCAGGATGTTGAAAGCCATTCGGCTCTGGCATAATAGTCCAAAGCATTCCGTTGAACTTATTTTTTGTGTTATGTAAAATTGGTACAGTATCTAAATGAACCACAGCACTAAAAGTATTTTTATTCATATCTCCTTGATGTACGTGTAGTCCTTGGTATCCACCTTTTTGATAATAGATTATCCAAGACTCAATGCATTTAAAATCGTAAATGTTTTTAAATTCAAATTGTTCTTCGAGCCAATTAAAAAATCTATCTTGAATGCGTTGGTATTCTTGATTGTCTTTTGGAATGTAGATTTGTTCTCCAGAAACCGTAGTAGTTCCTTCGCTCTCATCGTCAGCGATTATTTTATCAAAAAGTACTTCAAACTCTTTATATTGAGGATAATGAGAGTGTAATACCCATTGGTTGGCAACTTCTTTATAGTTTTGAATCATATCGACCTTCATTCATAACGTATACTATACACTACTTACTTAAGAAAGTCAAGAGGTTAATTATTACTGAGACATAGCATTAGCCGTTGCCGACTGTGCCATTTGATCAACTGTGTTGTCTTGTGCAGGTTGTTGTGGTTCTTCGCCACCTTTGAGTGTTACGCCTTCTGGATCAAAACTTGATACAAGTGATTTGATTTGTGGATCTTGGTCGTAAGCGGCTTTAAAAGTCTCTTGGTTATATTCTTCAGCACCCATGTTGTCCATGTACTGATTCAACTCGTCCCAAGAGACTGTTGCCTTTTTGTTTTTTACAAGTAAGTTTAGGATTTTCAGCAGATTGGGTGATGCTGATTCAATTACTTTTTTTTTGAATTACCCAGGATAGACCCAAGCCTTCTGCTTCTTTCAATTGACTCACGTTTTTCTCTACCGGCTTCTTCTTCGCCACCAGCCGCTGGAGCCGCCGCCGCAAATTCATCTTCGCCTTCTGCTGGTGCTTCTTCTGCTCCTGCTTCTGCGTCAACTGTTGGTTCCATTTCTGGTTCTTCTGCTGGTACTTCGTCGCCCATAGTTTCCGGAGCGCCTTCGCCTGTTAAGATGGCTACGCCACCTGTTAGTGCGTCACGTGTTTGTTCAAGTGTTGTGAAAAGTGTTTCAAGTGCTGGCTTAACTGTGCCAATAAATTGTTCTGATTGTTCTGATCCCATTTCGTCGCGGATCTTGTCGCCTATTTCAAGCATTGATTCTGTTTGCATTTCTGCTGTGTCTTCCATCCAGCCTGTAATTCTATCAACCATATCTTTAGCGGCCATAACCAATGTTGCCGCTTCTTCTGCGCCTTCTGTGATTGCTTCATCTGAATCTACATCTGCCTCTACAATAGATGCTCTTTCTTC